AAGACAGCGGCACGCTTAGGTATAAAGTGTTACGAAATGTTATAGCGGCCAAGCCTTACGTCTGGTGGCTGACCGGGACGCCGGCACCGAATGAACCAACCGACGCATGGGCGCAAGCCCGCGCGGTGCGCACCGACTACGCGGAAAGCCAAAAGAATTTTAAGGATCGGACGATGTACCGCATCTCCACTTTCAAATGGTTGCCGCGCAAAGACGCCGCTAAAACCACAGCGCAAATCCTTGTGCCGGCCATTCGCTACGAGCGCGACCAGTGTACGGATCTTCCGCCGCTAACGGTGCAAGATCTGAATGTCGAGTTGTCACCCGGGCAGAAAAAAGCGTACAACGACCTGAAGAAAGAACTGCGCATCGCCATGAAGGAAGGCGGCACAATTACCGCCGTCAACGAGGCGGCGCTGCGCATGAAACTGATCCAAATATCCTGCGGCGCGGTGTATGGGGAGCAGCACGAAATCCATAAGGTTGACGCCGCCCCGCGCATCGCCGTACTGCACGAAGTCATTGAACAGTGCAATGAAAAGATACTCATCTTCGCGCCCTTGACAAGCGTTGTAAACATGTTATACTCCGAGTTGTCTAAGCATTATAGCGTGGAGGTTATCAATGGTGCCGTCTCAGCAGGAAAGCGATCGCAGGTTTTCAAGGACTTCCAGTCCAGTGAAAATCCTCGGATCATCGTCGCCGACCCGAGGACTATGGCTCATGGCCTTACTCTTACTGCGGCTTCGGCAATTATCTGGTACGGCCCTACGGATCAGCCCGAAATCTACACACAGGCCAACGGTCGTATCAATCGACCCGGCCAAACGAAGTCAATGCTGGTTGTGCGGCTCGCATCTACACAAATCGAGCGAGAGATCTTCCGCCGGCTCGACGGCAAGCATAGCCTTCAAGGGCTTATGCTCGACATCATCAGAGGAGAAGACTAATGGACTTCACAACTGAATTGCGCCAAGCCGACGAAGCAGTGAACAACTATGTCACTGCCGTGGCGCAACACTTCAAACAGTTGGGCTTCTCGCCCGATCGTCGGCAACACGACGTAACTTATTGCATGTCACTGGCGATCGCAGTTGTCGCGCAAACGTTCCTCGCGTGCGGCGGGAACATCGACAAAGGCGAAGACGTGGGAGAGATGGTTAAGCAGGGGATCATCACGACCATGAAAGCGTACAAGGACGCATCCCGCGTAACACACCCCGGCTCACCAAGGAGAAACTAATGGCCTACACAGTCGAACAGGTCGTGGAGCGTTATCGGCAACTGAAGGCTGACCAAGCCGTCCTTGCCGCGCGTCACGCGGAAGAAATGAAGCCCATCACCGAGGGCATGACAAATATCGAAACGTGGTTGCTCGCCAAAATGAACCAAGACGGCGTTGACAGCTACAAAACGGCACACGGCACCGCGTACCAATCGCGGCTGAAGTCTGTCAAGGTGGAAGATCCGATCGCCTTTAAACACTATGTGTTGCAGCCGGCGGCGGAACAACTACTAGGGCTGGTACAAAACGGCCAGACGCTACAAGGCTTTTCCAATCCAGTGGTAGCCATGCTAGAGTTGCTCGACCAGTTCACGCTTTGGGATCTCGCCGATTTCCGTCCCGGTAAAAAGGGGATCCAAAAGCATCAGGAAGAAACGGGCATCACTGTCCCCGGAATAAGCTTCAGTGAAATCATCAACGTCAATGTAAGGGGATCGTAAAAATGAATATGCCAGTCGTACCACAGCAAGCGCCACAACTGCCCGCCTATCTCGCAAACCGCGACCTGACCGGCAGCGTTTCATCCGATGCTTTGGGTGGCCTGTCTTCGAACGCCGTCCATAAGATCTCGATCGAGGGCAAGCGTTGGAAGCTTCAAGATCCGCAAGGTCAAGAGTTCGAGGTGCAACAGTTTCATCTCGACGTTATCATCGTGGGCGTCAACCCGCACGTCTCGAAAACTTTCTATGCGACGAAGTGGGTGCATGGTCAGGATCAAAAAGCTCCTGATTGCTGGTCTGACAATGGTATCGGCCCATCGAGCCGCGCCACAGGCCCGCAGTGCGGAACTTGCCAGCAGTGCCCGAACAACGCATGGGGTTCGCGCATCAGCGAAGCCGGCAGTCAGGTCAAGGCGTGCGTCGACAGCAAAAAACTTGCGGTCGTTCTCGCTGAAAATCCCACCGGCGCGATCTATCAGTTGCGCGTGCCGGCAGACAGCCTGAAGAACTTGGCGACCGCCGCTAAAAATCTGGCGCAGCAAAAGATGGGCCTTGAATATGCCATCATGCGCTTGACTTTCGATGCAGCGGTGCCGCATCCGAAGATTATCTTCTCGCCGTTGACCTACGTGACCGAACAGCAGTATGCGGTTGTCGAAGATCTGAAGGGTACGGAAGACGTGGCCGATGTGACCAACATCACCGATGTTCCCCGCACCGCGCCGATCGCGCAGATTGCACACCAGCCGATGCCGGTGCCGCAAGCAACACAAGCGCCACAGGCTCCGCAGTTTGTCCCTCAGCCAGTGCCGCAGTACGTCCCGCAGCCTCAACCTGTTGCCATGCCCCAAGCGCCGGTGTTTACCGCACCAGCGCCACAGGCTCCGGTAGCACCGCAGCAACCCGTAGCGTTTAATCCTATGGCACCCGCTGCCACAGGTGTCGCCGCTGGCGCTCCGGCACCCCGCAAACGCCGCACCAAGACGCAGATCGCGGCTGAAGCAGCGCAGGAACAACAGCAGGTGCAGCCTATGCAAGCGCCTGTGTATCAAGCTCCTCCGGGCATACCTGCCGCTGCCGCGCCTCACCCTATTGCGCCAAACTTCCAAACGGCTCAACCAGTGGGCGCACCTGTGCCGCAGCAAACAGCACCCGTCATGCCGCCCATGCCAGCGTTCCTGCAACGCACGCAGGACGCACCGGGCGCAATACCCGCAGCAGCGGCGGTACCCGTTGCACCACAGCCAACAGACAGCGCACTCGACAATTTGTTGGGTAAGGCGATGGGGGGATAATGAATATCAACGACCGCTTAATCTCAGCCCGAGAAAAGGCCGAGCTTTCGATCGCTGATATGGGTGTGTGGTTTGGCATTCAACGCCGCACAATGGAGACGTGGCTGCATGGGGTTGTACCCCATGCGTGCCGCCATTCACAGATCATCACGAAGCTCGACCTGCTAGAAAAGGCGATCAAAGCCGGGAAACACTTCCCGGTGCCGATCTCCGTTACACAATACGAGCGTAAAAACTATCTTCAGCAGGTCATAAATGCCATCTCTGGTCGAGTTCCTAAATCACGTTCTTCCAAGTGACGGTTACAAGTGTTGGGTGGCGCTCAAAAAGGGCGAGCGCCCCCAACAAGGTTTTTCGTCAAACTCAGAAGATCTCGCCGCCACCCTAATCAGCTTGGACGCTTTAGGGTACGACGCTTATTTGGCGTGTTCGACGTACAAAGAACCCATCAATCGCAAGGCGGAAAACGTAAAAGCCACAAAAGCTTTTTGGACGGATCTCGATGCCGGCGAAGGTAAGCCCTATGCCACCGCAGACGAGGCCATCGAAGCGTGCGATGCTTTTTGCGACACGGTAGGAATGCCCCGCGCGACGATGGTTTATTCTGGTGGTGGCGCTCATGCGTGGTGGCCGCTATCACGCCCATTAACCCCGGACGAATGGACATACAATGCAAAGCTTTTCAAACAACTCACCGAAGCCCACGGACTGCATGCCGACCCAAAGCGCACAGCCGACATCACCTCAATCCTGCGCCCGCCCGGAAGCCGAAATTGGAAAATCCCAACAAACCCCCGTTCCGTTGAATGCCTTGAGATCGTCGACGGCATCATACAAATCGCCGCAGCAACTGAAGCTCAACCTGCCGGAGCCGCCACAACCCAAACTCCCGCTCCCCACATGGGGCAAGGATTGGGATCTTCCTCGTTAAACAGTGCCGCACTTAACATCTACAGCACAGAAAGGGAACCAAGCTATGCGAGTGTTGCTGCAAATCAATGCGCTCAGTTACGCCGCTTTCGGGACACGCGGGGGAATATCTCAGAGCCTATATGGTATGCGTCCCTCGGCGTGCTTGCCCAATGTGCCGACGGAGAGCAGCTTGCTCACGAATGGTCTTCAGGTCACCCTTCCTACAGCGCCGAAGAAACTGGTCGAAAGTTTATCCAAGCTCGGAACGCAGCAGGTGCGACAACCTGCGAACACTTCAAATCCTTAGAGGAGCCGGCCAAGAGCGCGTGCGCGGGTTGCCCATTCGCTGTGACAAGCCCGATCGTGTTGGGTCGCCAAAAGCAAAACGCCGCAGCGCCGGCGATGCCGATCGACACGTTCCCGCAGTTGCCCGCCGGTTTTGCCATGAACGCGAAGCACCAGATCACATGTGAGGTGCAGTACGAAGACGCGCAAGGCAACATGAAAAAGTACAACAGGCCGTTCACATCACATCCGGTGTTTATCGCTGAGGTGCGCAACAGTGAACACAGCGAAAAAAATCAAGGGTTGCTTATCAAGCAATGGGATGCCGCAGAGGGTTGGACTGAATTTGAAATCAGCAACGAGCAGATGTTGGGCATGGGCGGGTGGGGCAAGCTTGGATCCTACGGCATTTTTCTGTCCGAAAGCGACGAGCGCAAAGACTTTCTACGGTACATAAAGGCATCAATAGCGATGCGCACAAAGGAGGCAAAGAAAATGCGTTATGAACAATTTGGCTGGAAGCTCGACTTCTCGGCTTTTTACTTTGGCAACACGATGTTCAAAAACGACGGCACCAAAGAGACAGCCGCCGGCAACGACGAATGCACAAATCGCGGCAAGAAAATGTCGGTATCAAAAACCGGATCCCTAGCGGGATGGTCGGCAGCGGCCAACAAGCTTTTTATCGACGGTTGCGAAGCGCAATCCTTTGGCGTGCTGACATCGTTCGCCTCGCCGCTAATGTCGCTCATCACTCCGCCGGGTGAAGGTGGCGCAATCTTTTCGCTTATAAGTCCCGATGGTGGATCTGGCAAAAGCACGACCATGATTGCGATCGCGTCGGTTTGGGGCGAGCTTGAGGCCATACGGCTTTCAGCCGACGACACGGAAAACTCGAAGTTCCGAAGCTTGGGAACGGTGCGGCATCTGCCGATCATCCATGACGAGTTGCGCAACCGCCATGCCGAATTGATCGTCAGTTTTGTGCGCCGCTTCACAGAGGGCCGCGACAAAAACAGATCCCGCAAGGATGGTACCGTCAACCCCGTCGTGCATGACTGGTGCAACATTCTCGCGTCGGCATCTAACCTGTCGCTGGTCGATGCGATCAACGGCGTACAAAAGTCCGGTGAGGACGCCATGGCGAACCGCGTGTTTGAAGTTGAAGCGAAGAAACCAAAGAACGCCGTTTTCTCTCTCACCGGCGAAGTCGGCGATGCGCTGATCCTCAACCGTGGCTATGCGGGCCGCGCGTATATCCAGTATCTGCTCCAACCCGGCATGGTTGAATGGTGCCGCCAGAACATCAAAACTATGGCCGACCACTACACCAAAGTTACCGGCGCTTCTACCGCGCACCGTTACCTGATCCGCATGGCGGCATGCGTGGCTGTGGCGGCTGAAATCTGCGTGCATCTCGGACTGTTAGAATTTTCCCCGAAGCGGATTATGGAATGGGCGCTTGGCGAGATTATGTCCATTGTGAGCGGCACGACGACCTTTAATCCGATCCAAACTTTCAACGAGATCATCCGCGAAAACATGATTTCCGACGGCTTAATCGTCAACTGTGATGCCCATCCGAGCAACTCAGTTATCGCTTGGCAGACCCCGCGCAACGAGATCAACATGCGCTTCGAAGTCGAGACGCGCCGGTTGTACGTTTCGACTGCTTGGATACGCGGTAAATTCACCGAGAAAGGCCAGCCATTCTCTCTGGTCACTAAAGAGTTGCAAAACCAGAAGATATTGGTGGAAACGAAGCGCCGCATCATATTAACTGGCGGTTTAAAGAACCTACCGGGCGGTCAGGTGTCATGTTGGGAGGTCGATATGGCGCACCCCGAACTGGCCCAAACCTACACAAATAACGTTCTTCCCTTCAAAGCTAAAACTGTGTAAAGTGACAAGGGTGCATCTTGCAAGGTCACACCTAACCAACGGAGTACTCCCATGTTAATTCCTACCTACACTACGCCTGTTCCCGGCTTCGATCTTTTGAACGAGTTGAACAACGTTATCAACTTGGCAAATGCGAACTTCCAACAGCTTAGCGGTTCGATCGACAGCTATCAAACCAATGCGGCTACCGCATCGACCACCCTGCTCAACACCAACATTGCTCAGCCGGGTACCGTTGAAGTTGATCTGAACTTGACCGGCACGCTCGCCGGTGCTGCCAACGCAACGCTACCCACGGTGGCGACGATGCTGCAACAGTTGCCACAGGCACAGGTTGGCTCGACCTTCAAGCTTCGTATCATCAACTCCTCAGCCGGCGCTTTCGCATGGACGGTGTTGACCAATACGGGCTGGACGCTCGCCGGCACCATGACCGTCGCGCAGAATACGTGGCGTGAGTTCATTGTAACTGTCACCAGCGTGGCTTCCGCAACGGCAACGTTGCAAGCCGTCGGTACAGGTACACAGTCGTAAGACTATGTAGAGTGGGGATCCGCCGGGGCAAGGTAACCCGGCGGAAAACCCTTTCCTTTTAGGAGGCACAATGGCGATACCGCAATTATCACTTTTCACACAGGTCGAAGGCGGCGGCATCGACAACCTCAATATTCTTGTCAATTTCGTAAATCAGCTTTGGCGCTTCGTTTATTCGTTTATGAACACGACGATTAACCTGAAGACGTACACCGTGGGGCCGGTGAATTTAACGCCCGATGTGCGCGTAGCTTCGAGCTATCAGACGGCACCCATCACATACAATCTCCCGCTTATTCCCTACGTCAACGAGACGCACACAGTTAAAGATGCGATCGGCAACGCCGGCACCAACAACATCACGCTGCAAGGCGGAGGCATCAACATCGACGGTGCCGGAAGCTACGTGATAAATTTCAACCTCGGCGCAATCACCGTCGCCTACGACGGAACGCAGTGGATTGCGATCGCTTAACCACGGAGTGTAAAATGAAAAAACTTGTCCTCGGCTTCCTGCTCGCGCTTGCATCCTGTGTCGCGCCGGCCTTCGCCTATAACCCGCCGCAATCGGCAACCGCGCCTATCACGCTCAGCACCAGCAACGTGATCGCGTGCGCAACCTGCCTCACCACATCATCGAACGTCGTCAACACCCTGTCTTTTGGCACCACCGGCCTTACCCCAAACAGTGCGACGACCGGCGCTATTACGGTAGCGGGCATTCTAGTTGGCGCGAACGGTGGCACCGGCGTTGCCAACACCGGCAAGACGATCACGATCGGCGCGAACCTGACAACGACCGGCGCGGGTGCCCCAACCCTCGCTTTCCCTGCTTCGTCTTTCACGTACACTTACCCGCTGGCAAGCAGCACCCTTCTAGCTACAAACGGTAGCGGATCTTCGTTAACCTTTGGTACGGGATCCCTATCGCTGGCGGGCGGTTTAACGACCTCTGGCGCGTTCA